TATCAAAAGAATATCATCAAGAATAGTGCTAGAAGCAATAGAGGCCAATTCAGTAACTGGAATCATCAATACTATTATGATTGAAGAAATAGAAAAGCACCAGCTACCGTTCGACTGGTTTCCAGAATTGAAATCTTAACAACTACTCATACGGGGGCTGGGCACTGTTTCATCGCTACTACCATTCCACGGCCCCCTTTCTAATATAATCTCAAATCTCAAACCATGCTATACTTCTCATCACAACTATATTATACTGTCAAATACAAAGGAACTATCCTAGAGATAAATCTACTACCTGATCAAACACTTAACGAAGTACTACCTATAATACTTAAAACCATATTACTTCATATCAAAAATAACAACATCACTCCTACACTCAACTAAGCTCACCATATAGAAACACCCTCACCACCCCCTTAGATAACATTTATCAAAATCATCAACCTCATACTCAATAACTATACACTCTATTATATACTAATCAATATACATATAATAATATATGGTCAAGTAAATAACACTAAATACTTATTCACATTACATCAGAACTAACTGGGTAAGAATCTACATACCAAGATCGAGACGCACGCTACTAGCTCACTCACACGTTCATTCGCTCAGAGTCTATCAGCTCCCACGCTAAGTACAATCGATCTCTCGTTGTTTAATCTCGTAGTAACACTCATCTAGAATATCAGCTCTCGTCGTTCAAAACATAGGGACTGCTGCTAACACTCACTTCTCTCAAAACCATCTCTCGTTGTAGTTGAGAACAAGTTGGAAAGACTTTTTAGCATACAGGTGGCATGAACCATTGGGATCAGAACCTAACAGCGTTGGACTCGATTGTTTCGATTTGATTGTTCAGAGGGGAAATTCTAGAGTACTATCGATAACTAGGTGTTTCACGTTAGGTGTATTAATAGTATATTATAAGACTCTCAGATATTAGGGTCTGCGACAAGGCGGACGTGATCGATTGAGGGGTGAGATTCCATACATCAAAGAGATTTGTATTTGAGAAAATTGATCGTTCCTAAATGTGATGGTAAGTGAGTTCCTTAATGAATTATACAATGAAGAGATTACTAGGTTGAACTAGTATAGGTATTGGATTCTGATAAAGCCTGGGATTTAGTCCTGGGCTTTGTTGTGTATAAAGTCTGCTACAAGGCTGGTGTTAGTTGCTTGAGGTTGTAGAATTTAGTTTTACAAATTGTTATACTTGGAGTGGTGGTATAAGAAATCCTAGAGGTTGTAAAATAAGTCCTCCAGTAGAAGGTTGGAGTGGTCTGTAATTTTAATTTAGTTTATATCAGAACGAGCAGTAGATGGATTGATAGTATAGTAATATATAAGACTCTCAGATATATTGCCATACGCTACAAGGCCGGAGATGAGTTCGTGGGGCGGAGAAATAAAAAGACAATTTTTTTAGATCAATTTTTTAGACTAATTTTTTAGACAATTTTTTTAGATCAATTTTTTAGATCAATTTTTTAGATCAATTTTTTAGATCAATTTTTTAGACAATTTTTTTAGATCAATTTTTTAGATCAATTTTTTAGATCAATTTTTTTAGATCAATTTTTTAGATCAATTTTTTAGACAATTTTTTAGACAATTTTTTTAGACAATTTTTTAGACAATTTTTTAGACAATTTTTTTAGACCGATATTAAATACATATTGAAAAAAAATATTTTAACATATTTTAACATATTTTAACATTTTAAATTATTTTAATCAAGAAAAAGATATAATATTTGCATTGTTCGATTGAGGAATATATACGAATTTTTAAAACATGTTATAAAACATAAAACTATGAATACAAAATTTAATCAGATAACAAATGAAATTATTGATATTAATAATGAAAATATTAATAACATCATTAAAGATAAAGTATATAATAATATAATTTACTATATCAATTTAATCTTAGTATCAATTTTATTAATAGGCTGGATCTATTTACTAATTCAATATTAAATAAATAAATAAATAATTAAATAAATAAATAAATAAATAAATAATTAAACAATTAAATTTTAAAGTTATGACAAACAAAACAGAAGTAAAAACAATTAAAACAGAATCAAAAAAAGACTTACTATTTTTAGACGATTTAGATTTTAGCGAATTACAGAATTTAGTAAATAATAAGAAAAAAGTATATGCTAAAAAAGGTAGTACATATAGCAAACTATATGAATTATTAAATTTGGATTCTAAAGAGGATAAAAAAGAAATACGTAAATATGTGCAAAATTTTTTATCATCTTATAGTATAGATATTAGTAATACTATAATGAGTAATGCTAAAAATGTTAAAAGTTTAAATAAAGAATTAGAATCTTTATTTAAAAATATTAAATTAAATTTTAATAAAGATTCTAAATATAAAAATGTTGAATTTAATCAAGTCTTTGAACATACTAATAATATGCAGGATTTAGTAAATAATTTCAATATACAAGACTTCAAAGCTATACGTAAATTTTTAAAATAATAATCACTTTAATAGCTATCTAATTAATTTTAGATAGCTATTATTAAAAATCTAAAAAATGTTATATAAAGTAGTATTAAAAGATAAATACAATAGTATTCATATACTTAATGATAAAGCAATAGAGCGTAAAAAAGAAATAGCACAAACTTTTTTAATAGATATTAAACAAGGTAACTATGATAAATATCTAACAAAACAAAAATTAGATAATTTACTATATACTAAAAAGGGTTTAATAAAAGATTTTTCTTTTTTAAAATATTCAACTGTAAAAGATTTCAAGAATTTAAAAAAATTAATTTCTTTTATTAGATTAGTTTATAAAGCTAATCAAACAAAAAACAATTTTACTCAAAAAGGTATTGAATATATAAATGATAAGGTATTGAATATATAAAAGTAATAATATATATAATAAACAATAGATAATAAATAAATTAACCCCTTATTTATTATCTATTGTTTATTATATATAAGATACTAAGCGCCCCTCCGACTGCGCCAGGTTTTATCTCTCGCCCACAGAAATGTTCACTCTCTGAAATAATTAAACTCCGAATTCCGAATCTCAAGAACGACCCCCCTCTGATCTCACCCGCTAAGACCCATTACAAAAGAGCCCCTAAAAAATAATATACCACAACATTTTTCATACCCCCTATCTTAAGCGTTATCAGTTCACACAACAAGGGCAGAGGAAATGTCGAAACCCCTGCCCATCTAGCCTGAAAAATGTTTAATTAAAAACTGATGTGGAGATAATGTTAACCTTATATAAAATTACCCCTTGCATGAAAAGAACTACTATCAGAACTAGATCGTCGTTGTAATATTTAGGTAATAATATAAATTATACAATTATACAGTACCAGATAATTCATCCCCAGAAGTAATAATGTAGTAAGTAAATATACTGCTGAGTATTTGATTTGACCTAGTGTAGTGTCTCCCTTTAGATCTCCTTTTAAATCCTTAAGGTAGTATAGCAATAGTAGACCTCCCCCTAGTGAGATTGCTGCCCCCACTAGGATTCCCAATAATAAATCCTTTAATCCTTCCATAATTTTTATTTTAATAAGTAGTATAACGTTGTGATTACTAGGATGTTTATTATTAGTGCCACCACCATCACGTAATAATAAAGCAATCTATACATATCATCTTCGGGGTTATCCTCTAATTCGCTTAGGTTCTTGAGATTTAAAATTAAGATTATTCCCCCAAATAGAAATAATCTTATGATGTACCAGATGTTCTTTAAAAATTCTATCATTTTATTTTATATTAAATTGTTCGATTTCTATTGTTTGACTGTGGCCCCAGATGTAGAGGATCCTATCTCTTATCTTATTGATCTCTTCCATAGAATCTATGTATCGGTCGTGTTCCTTGAATTTAGTTAACCCATCGGGGTCATTCTCTAATTCGGCAACCTTTTTGTTGATATCACCCCATTCATAGATGATCATTTTCCCCATGTGAGGTAGCCAAGTAGATAATAGTTCTTTTCTTACCCGTATTAACTTGTCGTTGAAGGATTCTATAGAGAAACTAAGGCATAAAAAACCATCCCCAATTAACTCTATATCAGATATCTTATAGATGTTGTCTGTCTCTATGATATCTCCATTTATTGCTATCTTCATTTTTCTTTAACATTTATATTGTCCGTTAACTACATTGTGTATTATTGCTTCGAATTCCCTTTTACATTCAGTGCATTGGAACCTAGCTCTGCGTTGTTGATATACTCCATTTATCCTTAGGGCGATACGGGGTACTTCCTCTACTATATAGAATTTACCAATAGTATCGCCAGCGTTGTATTTCTGTTTCCTTGGCATTATAATTGACCTTTAGTGATTGAATAGCTTAATACATATTCTCCTTTGATGAATGATGCTTCTACATACCATCTTTCTCCCCAGTGGTTGAATACCCATAGGTTACCCTGATCCAACTTTACCCAATGATATTGTAGATCTTTAAATAGTGGGTTGTAGAGCCTTTCATTTCTCTCTTCGATTGATATTATGGATGCGATGATGACCGCTTTCTCTTGGAAGATATATAAGGCTTTGAAGCCTGCCGACTTGTTACTTACACTTATACCCCATTTACCATCTACTTGGATCATCTTAGAGATTGTTGTCCCAGCAGTACCTTCATACCTCTTTATTAGGTCCACCTTAGTACCACCCATAAAGTGATCCAATTTCTGTGCAGTTAATATCCCTGATATCAGAACTGCGGTTATTAAAATTAATTTTTTCATCTATATTTATTTAATTTGATATTGCAATAATAATATATTTAATTCTTCGGTGCAACATTTGAGGATCTAAGTAGTTCTATTGTAATATTGCCATTAAAGGGGAAAATAAATACACCAGCTCTACTCCGCTCGTATGGTAGGCTTAATAAAGTTCTTATCCTTCTAAGCATTACTCCCCACTGATGTGTATGATTGGGGAATGAGTTGATTAGCATATAACTTTTACCATTATTCCGTTCACATTTGAGAATCTCATGATTGATGCCTTCAAAGATTTTGGATTCGGTGATCCAATTATTCACTAGGGAGTATACTGTTTCGTACTGAGGTATACTCCCTACTGTTTCTTGAGCGTTCTCTAACTTAATTTGGTATTGGTTTACTAACCATTTAGCTTTTTCGCCCATTATTTTATAATTTTTCCCACTTTAACGTTTGCATTGAAATGGTAGCTTATCTCTAAGATGGAGTCTGATAGTTCTTCCAATAATTTAGTATCAGGGCAATCCTGTAATTCAGATTGATTCCTATCGAACTGTACTTTAGTGGTACTAACCCCATCGATTAGTACCCAGATGGTAGAATCCTTCTCATTATAGTACCATATGGCATTCTGGGTTGATTTAATTATTCCCCGGTAATGGGTGTCGTAACGCTTTAATTTAAGCTTAGGTTTCTCTACTATTAGGTTTATACTACCTATAATAATGATTAAACCTAATAGTATACCTCCTAGTAGTAAATATATAGTACTAGGCTTTATTTCCTTGTCTGGGTGCATAATATTTTGGTGTATAGTTATAATCTTTAGTAACGTTGTTAACAGTATTTGATACATCCTTTAGGTCAATGACCTGTAGAATGATGTGTTTCCAAGGTAATTTACCTAGCTCTGAGTAAACTGCTTTGGCAACCTTTTTACCTCTTTTAAGTTTATCCGATACACGTACGTCTTGGAATACTTCTACAGCACCCAGTACTTTAAGATCTTTATCGAATTTCTTGACCTTTAATTTAGCTCTAATTATCATGTTTTAAATTATTTATTATTGAATAAATTGAATGAACAGCAGATGTAATTACTAATAGTGATAAAGTAACCATGAATTTGTCAGACATCATTGGGGGTTCTGAACTAGAAATTAATAATAATTTAACTGATATTATTATTGTCATGAGCAATATCGCTATTGGTAATGTATTATTATTTTTCATATTTTATTTATATTTATTTATTTAATGCAATAATAAAAATAAAATTTCTAGTGTGCAACTATTTGTTACCCGTGTGGCCGAATCCCCCCTCTCCTCTTTGAGACTCTTCTAATGATTGTACGCCAATGAATCTAGGGGTTATTACCCTTGCAATGACCATTTGAGCAATACGATCTCCATGATTGATACAGAAATCATGCTTACCATGGTTAATTAAGATAACCCCAATATCGCCTCTATAATCCGCATCGATGGTACCGGGTGTGTTTAATACTGTAATCCCATATTTTAATGCGATACCCGATCGGGGTCTAATTTGCATTTCATATCCCGCGGGGAGTTCTACTTTCATACCTGTTGGGATTAATACTCTACCCCCTGGCTTTAGATATAGATCACTACCTGAGATATAAAACATCTTGCCTTTTAGTTTATCCAATTCAGTGATATCATTATAACCCTCACTTTGTACAAAATGAGCTCTGATATCTAATCCTGCTGCATTAATTGTTGATTTCTCGGGAGCCTCAACACCTGGCTCTAATTTGATTTTTACATCCATTTTCCTATAATTTTAATAGTTTCACTTTCTGTATCTGAGTAAGTTAGGTCAGTATCTAATAAGGTTGCTAGCTGGGTTAATGATTCAGCCCATGCTTCTTCCCTAATATTTTGAGTGTAAAACCTTGGTTGGCCACTCCTTTTTAACCACTCCTTGAGAAATATTATCTCTTTAGATTTAACTCCTCCAGTACCCGATTTTAATAGGGCCTCGACTATGTAAGTCTTATTCTTGTAGTACCTTGTTTTGCTATTCATAATTTTTTTATGTACTAAAAAGCCTGAGCATAAATACCCAGGCTTTCATTGATTCCCAACTTCCCAAAGTTCTCGATTAGTCAGCCTTCTTAGCTGATTTCTTTTTTGTTACTTTCTTAGTAGAAGTTTTACCTTCTTTCTTAGTAGAAGTTTTACCTTCTTTCTTAGTAGAAGTTTTACCTTCTTTCTTAGCAACTTTCTCAGCTCTTTTCTCAGAACGAGTTTTGTTGCCTTTTTTCTTGTCAATTGCATCATCATGAGCAAGTGAAGCAGCTTTATAATTTTTAGTTAATTTCTTTAGCACTGTAACAGCTTTTCTAGCTTGTTTTCCACCTTTCTTGCTTCCATCCATAGATTTGTAGTGAGCAATTTTAAATTCTTGTACTAATCCTTCGATTGCATCGAATTCTTTCTGTAATCCCTTTGACATGGTTTCTGTCTTTAAATGATTAATAATAATGTTTAATTCTTATGTAATATGTAATAGTAAATTCTCTAGTCTTGCAATTTAAAGAAATCCAGGGAAATTATCACTTGGGATTGTGTTAATCCCCTGGAAATCAGATAAATATAAATAAAAAATAAAAATTTTGATACTCTGTGTTTTACTCTGTTTTTTGCATATAATAATATTTTAATTTGATAATGCAATAATAATATATTTAATTCTACCGGGCAAGTTTATTTATTCTTATTAACATATTTCTTTTGATAATGTCCCATCTACCACGTGTATTCAAAATATATACGTTTAATTTTAATCATATTTTTTATCTTTATCTTTAAACCAATGATACTCATCAAAATTATCATTATCTTCACTGATTATGGTTTTTCCCATGGTTATACGTTCCATATGTTCTTCTATTACAACTAATATATGTTGAGCATTCTTATACCTAAGTTTTAGTAATTTCTTTACAACATCATTAAAAGTATAATATATTAAATGGTGGGGGTATAAATGTGTGCCCAAATGTACATACAGTGGGTTAAGTATAAATATTTCAGAAGTTGTATCAGGAGTCATTATTTTTATTGTCCTGAATAAATCTAATTCGATTACACCCTTTCTGAAACTAGCCATAGTTTTAGTACCCTTTAAACCCAGGTAATTCATTAAATCATTCCAACCAGAAAATCTATGGTTGTTATCTTTTGTCATTACTAAATTGTTAGAAGCTATCTGAGTACATCTGAGTAAAGCTAATTTTACTGATGGTAAGATATCCATATTATGTATATTTTTTAACTTTCTACTATAAACCTTCGATTTTAATTTGGGTAATTTTATCCATAAACTATATGGGTATCTAGAGTTAACCCTCCTGTATAGTTCTAGGATATCCTCATCGGGTAATTTTCTGATATAATTAGTACCATTTAGCTTTATTAGTTTTTTTAATTCTTCTACAGTTGTTACCATTACCATATATATTTATTTATTAATATTGCAATAATATATAATAGTTTTCTACTATGCAAATCTTTAAAGTACTAGTTAGTAAAACTACTAATTATTAACATTTCTGATACTATACACAGTTATTTAACAGTTAATCAAGTTGGCCATTTGGCTAATATAGTATAGCCATTTGACCAATCTGTATTAAAAAAATATAAAATTTATGATAATCATTCAAAAGCTTAGTCAAATTGGGCCACTTAACCAACAGCTTTTAAAATGTAATACATTCATTTTTAAGTATGTTTATACTATGTTCTTAGAAGTAAAATTATTTTGTGCCCTATTTATAAGAATATAATAATAGAGTATTGACCTTTTTAAATTTAAAGGTTTTGGTACCGGTTAAGTTTTACAAGTAAACTTGTAAACCACTTCGTTACTTAGCCCGACTCGCTAACGCTCGTAGATTTTTAATTGTTGTTTTTTATATGTTAAAATATTAGATTATAAATAGTGTTAGTGTTATATGGAGCAATATCACAAATATTCTGACGAGAATTTAGTGGACCATAATTTTAATAACTTCTTATTATGTTCAGGAATATAAATATTGGATAGTAATAAATCTATATTGGTATCAGCCATAAATTTATTATCTGGTTCAGTATATAACCTTTTAATAATTATTCTCATGGCTAGTTTTATATATTTCCTCCTGACCTTGTAAGAATTAAACCTTTCTTCAGGCAATTGATTAGGCGGAAGGATATCTAATATCTCAATGATATAATCATCAAGGAAGTCATCACCAAATAGTTCGAGTAGTTCAAACCTTTGTTGTGGATTCGATAGGTAAAGTGGTATATTATTACCAGAATAATTCTTTTTAATATATGAAACAAATGAGGTGTAGAAATGTCTTTGTAGGGATCTTACAAATACTCTCACATTATTATAATCAGAGAAGTGTATACCTATATCTGATTTACCTCTTGATGCTAGTGAAGCATAGTATTTCATTGGTCTTAGATCCATAAAGATTAATAGTATCTACGGCAAGACTACTATTAATACCATATGGCTAAAAAATTAAAGGTATTAGGTATATCAGCGGGAAATGGGGTTTCATTGTACCCCTTTGAAAAAGATCCAAGATATGAAGTAATAGGGAACATAGAAGGTCGTTCTAAATTCTTTGTTGATAAGGTTAAAACCGCCCAGTGGGACTTAAACTTCAAATCAACCATGTATACCACGTTCAAACCAAAGTTCTCAAGATTTAAACCAGACATTATCGTGGGTAACCCAAATTGCGGGGCATCATCTGTACTTGCATTATCGAGGGCTAAGAAATTTTCTGATCCCAGGGACGACGAATCTGTTAATGCTTTTTTAAAGAAGACTAAACAGTATGAGCCTAAGATCTTCATAATGGAGAACCTACCTAAATTCTTAGATATAATAGATTATGAGTATCTAACTGAGTACTTTGATAAATATAAATTAGAGTTCATCATTGATTCAGTAGCTATCTTTGGTAACTCACAAAAAACACGTAAAAGATTAGTATTGGTAGGAGTATTAAAAACTATTAAATTGGTAAATTCTATTAGTGGTGTATTATACTCTCTAGAATTGGATAAAACCATACTAAATTATAAAGAATTGTTTGAACATAACCTACCAAATTATAAGGGGGGAGGTCATATGGACTTCCATGAGGGCCCACATACTGAAATAGCTATACATGGGGGTAGAAAGATGTCACTAGAAGATATACAACAAGAGTGGGTAAGTAAAAGAGTAAATGACCGTAGATGGTTAACCCCCGAATATAACTTCTCTACCGCACCGGGGGTTTGGAGAGTAATGCTAGAAGATTATCCACCAACAGTAAGAGCAACTACCAGACAGTTTTCTCCTGCGGGATTCCCACTAAGCCCAAGATCATTAGCAATAATACAGGGAGTGCCCGAAGATTTTAAATTATATTCAGGAGAACAACACAATATTGGTTATTATATTAACAAGGCAAGAGTAACTGTAACTAAGACTCCACCTTATGACATTAGTTATGTATTAAAAGAAATAATAGAAGAAGTATGGGAAGGAATACAAAGAAAATAGAACCATTTGATTTATCACCTAAACAAGTAAAAGAATTGGCTAAAGTAGCAAGAAGCCCTTTCTTCTTCAGTTTGTTTATATACGTAGTCAATCCAATCCTGGGTAAAGTGCCATTTAAACTATACCCATATCAAGTCTCTGTACTAAGGGAATTTGTAAGGAATCAATTTAATATTGTACTAAAAGGTAGGCAGATGGGTCTTACTGAATTAATAGCCATGTATTCCTTATGGCTTGCAATGTACCATCCAAATAAGAACGTACAGATAATCTCACTGAAAGATAAGGTTGCTAAACGTTTAATGCGTAGGATTAAATATATGTATAGGAATCTACCTGATCATCTACAGGTTCCCATTATTAATGGTAGAAGGGGAGAATATGGTTGCGTAACTGAGGATACTAAATTGGTAGGCCTGAATGGGGATTTTAACATTGGTGATATAACACCTAAAACCAGGGGGATAAATGATATATCACATCTTAACGTAAGAGTACTTACACATGACGGAACATTTGAGAAAGTATTAACTACAATAAACAAGGGTATTTTAGAAACATATGAAATAGTCAATAATCGGGGTAATACCATTAGGTGTACTCCCAATCATCGCATGTATACTGTAGAAGGTTGGAAAGAAGTATCTGAAATATTAGAAAGGGACCTAACAACTATATTCTGGAATACCGATTATCTCAATGGAGTAGAACCGCCAACTACTGAATCTAATAAAGAGGAGATAATAAGAGAAACCAAATTCAAAAATTACTATGTATCCAACACTGGTTTTGTATATACCAAGAAATGGCTAAAAAGGAGATCACCAGGTAAGTTAATAAAGATGACATTGAGGGACCAGGGACACCTTAGGGCTAGATTTAAAATTGGTGGCAAAGGAGTATTCTACACTGTACATAGATTAGTATGGGAAACTTTCATGGGACCCATACCAGATGGTTATGTAATAGATCATATCGATTGTAATATGCACAATAACGATATAAACAATCTGCAATGTGTAACATACGGTAGGAATACCTCTAGAGCACATCAATATAATAGATCAATGAAAAACACCAATTATAGGTTAGAAGCTATAGAACTTCAAGATCTTGGTATAATAAAGGATATTGACAATCCAACTGGATATGGTTCGGGCCCTAAAATACTAAACAGACTCAATGGTGAAATCACAACTAAGGAGGTAAGCCAATATAGGAGGGGTACTAGAGCTTCACACATATACACATCTAAAGTAGAATTAGTAAACATATCTCAGGAAATGATAGTTGATATGGAGGTAGAAAATAGCCATTCATATATAACTAAATCTGATTACATAAATCATAACACCGCCCAAGAGATGGAGTTCTCAAATGGTTCTACTATAATAAGTATACCAACTACAGAAGATGCGGGTCGTTCTGAAGCTGTAACCCTCTTAATATTAGATGAAGCTGCTATGCTCCGATTTGCTGATGAAATTTGGGCAGCAGCATTACCAACATTATCAACTGGGGGATCTGCTATTATGAACAGTACGCCATATGGTATCGGTAATTTATACCATAAAACATGGGTAAATGCAATAGCGGGAAGATCTAACGGGTTTATGCCTATTAGATTACACTGGAACATGCACCCAGACAGGGGCTTAGATTGGTACCGTAAAATGGCCCAAGCACTTGGACCAAGAAGAACTGCCCAGGAAATAGACGGTGACTTCTTATCATCGGGATTTAACGTATTTGACCTAACAGAGATAAAAGTAATCGAAGAAATGCTATCAGAGGTTAGAGTACTTAAAACAAGATTCAACAGTAAACTACGTATTACGGCATTACCACGTAAAGATAGAAGATATACAATTGGAGCGGATATTGCATCGGGTAGGGCTAGTGACTATTCTGCATTCTCAATCATGGATCAATATGGGAATGAAGTTGCATACTTTAAGGGCCGGCTACCAGTAGATAGGTTTGCTGATTTACTTATGGAATATGGTAAAATGTATAATATGGCACTTTTAGCACCAGAGGCTAATGATATTGGTATGGCGGTTGTATCTAAAATACAAGAATCGGGTTATACTAATCTATATTATACTGAGGATATGTTAAGGGAGAAAGGCAAACGTAAAAAGAAGAAACTATCCGTACCTGGTTGGTTAACCACTAAAAAGAATAGGCCAGTAATCATCGATGTTCTTTCAGAAGATATAAGAAATGATGAGGTTGATATAATTAACCCATTCTTCTGTGAGGAAGCATATACATTTATCTATGACTCTTCTAATAGGCCGACAGCACTTGGTAAAGGATCTACTTCTGAGGGTGAAGATACATATACTGATGATAGTATAATGGCTACAGCAATAACCAATTACGTCCGTAAGATTAATAAAGTTAACATAATTACAGCTCCAGTATAGTCAAGACTAAAATTACAAATATTTATAAAAATAAGCGAAATGAGAATATTGGATATATTTAACAGAGGTAACAGAAAGCCTCAAACTGTCATTAAGAAAAAGAAAACTACTGCAACCATACAGAGGGGTAGACAAACACAACCCGATATACAAACACAAGATCCCCTGATAGGGGATTCGATGTCGGGTATGGTAAGTGATGAATACATTAGAGAGATAATACCACATATTAGAAAGATCTCTAAAATAACACCCGATCTTAAACTGGCACTAAAGGATTCAGTAGAGTTAATTAACACCTCACACAAGATATCATTTGACGGTAAGGTTGATGCTAAACAAGCTGATAAAATGAGAACTCATTTAGCTGATGTCTCTAAGCGTTGGTTATTGGGTACAGCAGGTATCAATGGTATAGTAGATAGACTTATTAGACAGATAAAAATAGGCGGTGCATTATCTATAGAGGTTATTCCAAACAGAGATTTAACAGCTGTACATGGGGTAGCAATAGTAGACCCCGAAAACATCTACTTCAGATATAACAAAGCTTTACAAAAATATGAGGCTCACCAATTGATTAGATATAATACAACTGGTAAGAATCTAACTAGAACTTATAAAAGGTTAAACCCCAATACATATTTATATATAGGAGTTGGTTCTGACGTAGAGTTACCCACTGGGGAACCTGAATTCATGGCTGCGTTGAATTCGTTAACAACACAAAAGACTATGACCGATAATATAAACTTTGTGGTTTCACAAGTCGGTCTTATGGGTTTCTTCGAGGCTTTACTTGATAAGCCTGATCAAAGAGCAGATGAAAATGAGTCTACATATAAGGCAAGGTTAGAATCTTTACTTACTGAAACTAAAACTGCATTATCAGATTCGATGAGAGATGGTATCACAGTTGGTTATAAAGATGATCATGAATTTAACTTCCACTCCACTACAAAAGATATAAGGGGATTGGCTGATATATTTAACCAGAATGAAGTACAGGTAGCTAATGGTATTGGTACTGCACCTTTATTCCTGGGAGTAGACTCTAAATCAGACACTGGTACAAATATTTTGTTTACCAAATTAGTATCACAGTTAAATTCAACACATGACATTCTAGCAAGGGCATTAGAGTTTATGTATTCACTTGAATTAAGGCTAGCGGGGTTCTCTTTTAATAATATATTGATTGAGTTTGATATGAGTACCGTAGCTGACTCTTTAAAACAAGAACAAGCTAATGAGTATAAAATTAGAAACAATCACCAATTGTATGCGGACGGTATCATAAGCTTAGAAACATATGCACATAGAATGGGAGAAGGTTCACCCGACCAAAAGGAACCCAGGTTACCATTAGAATCAGTTAGTAAAGGGGGTTTAGACACTGGCTCTTCACCTAAAGATCGTAAGGATGAGAAGAAAAAGAAAACCGATGCCCAAAAGAAAACTGATGACAAACGTAAAACGGGTACACCTAAAGACAACGTTAAAAATAAATAATTAAAATTATATAACATGGAAGATGATAATATTTTAACGATGTCCATCGGTGGGGGTCATTCCCTGATCCTTGGACACACTCCTGATAAGGTATTCCCTTTAATACAGGAGAAGACATTGAAAGACGTACAATGTCCTGATGGTAAATGTTCAACTGGTAAATTTGGGTTGTTTGATAGCTCATCACCTAATTATACAACATTCTACCCTGATGTTAAGCCAGAGGACTTCAAGCCAAAGGATGAGGACTTTATCCACCCTACATTCAGATTATTAAGTGCTGTTACAGTACATAGAAATTATTCCCCAGTATATCTACTAAAAGCATCAATGGCGTTATTGATAGGTCAAACTGTTAACGTGGACCACGAAACTGCAATAGGAAACGCAATCGGTACAATAGAATCAGTAGAATGGCAAGAATCATACAAAGATAAATCTGGTGTAGTAGTTCCAGCGGGTATAAACGGTAAGCTTAAAATTGATGCCAAATCAAATCCTAGAATAGCCAGAGGTATAATGATGGACCCACCATCAATACACAGTAACTCAGTCACAATCAGTTTCGGTTGGGAGAAATCACATACAGAGATGGATGATAATGAGTTCTGGAATAAACTAGGTACATATGACAAAGATGGTAAACTTATTCAGCGAGTTGCTAACAAAATACATCTCTACCATGAAACCAGTCTAGTATCACATGGTGCAGACCCATTTGCTCAACGTATAGATGGTAATAAGATTAATAACCCAACTCATGCGGGCATCAAGGATGATCAGTTATCATTCTCTTATTATGATTATAAGAATGATAACCGAAAGGAGGGCTCGAGACTGGAATTAAAATTAACCAAAGATAATAATAATCAAAGTCAAATTAAGAAAATGGAACAATTTTTTGAATTAGTGCAAAGGGCTTTCAATTTGAAAGCTGCACCTACTAAAGAGAATTTCGCTGAAGTGATAGAAAGTATTGGGGCAACTCAAACTGAAAACACAGACAAGTTAACTTCTCTTCAGGCTGACCTTGATAAATTTAACGCTAAATTCTCAGGAATTGAATTAACCGAAGATGGTTTACTCAAAGAGGGAGATGCTGCTAAATTTATTAGTGGTTACACTGAATTAAGTTCGTTCGCAGAAATTGGAAAAGCCTCATTAGCCGCTGATAAAAAGGAAGCTATTAGACTTTATGAATTAACTGCTGGAGAATCTAAACAGGAGGCTATCATTGATACCATCAATAATGGCGATACTAAAACTACAACTGCTTTCCTTAAGCAATATAAGGAATTGGCAGATAAAGACTTCCCGTTAACATGTGCATCATGTGGATCCGAAGAAGTAACTCGTAGAACAACAGAATCTAATGGAGACTCTGGAGAAGGTAAGGCTGTTGACTTAAGTAGTCAAGAGAATGCAATGGCTGCTTTTAAAGCTAAACGTTTTAAAGAAAGTCAAAAATAAATCGTAAACATATAAAATTTAGAAATTATGCCTACAGGATTTGGTGATAAAACACTTTCGAAAGTATATAAAAAAGAAGTTCACAAACTTCATAATGCTTTCATGGTAAAATCTGGTGAAGAGGTCTACAAAGGACAGCCAGTAAAGTTAAATACAGATGGAACTATCTCTCCATTAGCTTCAGGAGATGCCCCTTACGTATGTATTGGGTATGTAATTGATGACCCAAAGGGATTCAATGCTCCAGTATCAGTAGCTGATGAGAGAACCGTTGCTATGAAAGCTTTTGCAGTAGTTAACGCAAAAGTAAAAGAAGATGGTCAAGTACCGGGACCAGTAAAATTTGACTCATTCGATGCAACTGATAAGTTAACAATTGTAGATGATGCCTCAGTTGATGCAACCAACGTTTTAGGTTGGGCTCTACAGGCTGGTGATGCAGATGACATCATTAGAGTAGCTTTATTTTAATATTAATATAAGAAAAATTCCTATATATATGGACACATCAAAATTAGAACAAAGTAAGTTCAAAGGTAAAATTAAAGATATGGTCAACTTGGCCGACTCTTTAAGAACAGATGGTAACACTCCAATGGATGTTACATTTGCTGAAATTGTAGAGCAACAGTTAAACACTACTGTTCCCGAGTTATTCACAGACATGGGTATTAACCCAATGTTTGACACAATCCACAATATCTCGACCGTATCGGATTTGGATGTTCGTTGGATCATCCCGGAATTCATCCGTAATGCAATTAGATTGGGTTACCGTCAGGCACCAATCTGGCCAAACATTATTGCTGCTGAGGAGCAAATGAAAGGCTTAACTCAAGTAATGCCCCATATTAACATGAGTGATGCTACTCCCGCAGTAGTAAATGAGGGGGAAACAATTCCATTGGGAGATGTTTCTTATGGATCTAAGAAATTCAACGTATTTAAAATTGGTAAAGGTATTCAATTAACCGATGAGGTAATTCACTACTCTTCTTTAAATGTAGTTTCTTTATTCATGCAAGATTTTGGGATCCAAATGGGTCAGGCAACTGATACATTGGCTATCGACACTCTTATTAATGGAGAGCAATTAGATGGTTCTCAAGCTGCCCCAATTATTGGAGTTGCTGCTGCTGGAACTAAAACTTACAAAGATCTATTAAAGATCTGGATTCGATTAAGTAGAATGGGCCGTACTGCTAACACTATCGTGGGTGGTGAGGATGCTGCTTTAGAGACTATGTTTTTGGACGAATTCCGTAAGAGAAATTGTGGTACTACTGACAGAAACATGAACTTCCGTAATATGGTTGAACCTAACAATGTTGGGTACTACGTTCATGGCAATGTTCCTACAAACCATGAGATCTTACTGGATCCTAAGAAAGCTATGCTTAAATTCAATGCTCGTCCATTGATGATTGAAGCTGAAAAGATTGTATCTAATCAGACTCAGGCTTTCTATGCTACTACTACTCTGGGTTTTGCTAAATTATTCCAGGATGCTTCTTTAATCTTAGATAAATCAGTTGCCTTTGCTTCAAATGGCTTCCCTACTTACATGGATGTTGATGCTCAACAGAACCTTAACTTTGAAGGTAAGTAATATCTATTAAAATATATTACAAAGGGCTATCTTCTTGGGTAGCCCTTTTTACACTTTTATTAAAAACTAAAGAATACAATAATGGCAAAGAAGACCGTAAAATATTTTAAACTTGGTAGAAACTCACATACGTTTGTTGATACTACAACACATTTCCAATTATCTAACAAGATGATTGCAGCAGCTTCTGCAATGCAACGGGGATCCCGCTCATTCATTAGGGCATTAAGTAATGGGCATATTATGGATGCCTCTGAGCAGGAATATGAAGATTACTTAGCTGCTAACAAAGTTATCATTGGAAGTGATACTTCTATTAAGGAGTTAAGGGCTATCAATGCTCAGTTAACTAAGGACGTAGCTGCTCGTGAAGAGGAGGTTGAATCTAAAAATGAGGAAATCACTAAATTAAAAGCTAAGCTTACAGAGTTAGAAAACGCTGAGACAGCAGAGACAGTAGATTTCGAGGGTTTAACTAAAAAAGAATTATCAGAGTACTACGAAGAGAACTATGAAGTATCTCCGGAGGACATTGTAGCATTCAATAAGAAGAACCATCCAGATATGGTTTCTCACTTAACTAAATTAGAAAACGAAGACTAAATAAACAACTATGATACCAGTAGCACGATTTAATTATTCGGCTGTTGGTTTAGCTGTTACTTTTACAGACTCATCTACTAATGGGCCAACCTCTTGGGCTTGGGACTTCGGTGATGGATCCGTAGATACTACAAAAAACCCCACTCATACTTATAATGGGCGGGGTTTTTTTGTAGTAAGCTTAACAGCAACCAATTCAGACGGAACATCAGAAGCTTATCAAATATCGATAGGTATAACCGATTTAGACTATCAACCACTACCAATGAGTATAATGGATTTGATAGATGCCTATGTACCGGAGGGGCTTTTAACTGTCGGGGAGAAATCTACAATAATAAGAAAATGGCAAATATACCTACAACCCTTATTAGATCCTGAGATTGATACAACTCACATGTTTGATGAGTTCTATTGGCCACCTTTAGCTAATGAATTAATTGCCGAACTATCTGCACTTGATTTAATAATACAAGCAGTAAATAACCTTATTATTACATCTGCATCAGAATCATCTGGTAGCGGTAGCGGAACAGAACCTGATCCGGGTACTATAAAAAAGGTAAAGACTGGGCCAGCTGAGGTAGAATTTATGCCTTCAACTGAAGCCCATGAAGCTAGTTCTAAGACTGTAAGTAACCTGGCTAAACCCGGTGGAGCCTTAGATATGTTAAAGGGACAGATCTGTATGATCTCTAAACGCCTTAGAGTATTCTTACCTATCTGCTCAGAGATAAATAGAACTAAATCCCCAATCAACCACAAACCCAATAGGGGAACCACGGATATAATCGTTGATAGATAATGGATCTAATCGGAGCAGCAGGCTGGGCAGCCTATAAAACTATAATAAACTATGCCGGTGATACCTTTAATAAAGAGATCATCACATGGAAGCGTTCTACTAGAACAATGCAAAGACATGGAGAAGATCAATCTACAACCTACGAGGATGTAATATTGGAAGGCCTAATGGATTACAATGAATTTAAGTCATGGCCAGATGCTTCTTCATACCGAGTTACTGGTTTCGAGGATAGAACCTCTGCATTGCTAATACTAAACAACAAATGGCTTCAGGATAATGGTCACACTAATTCAGAAGGTTATTTTAGTTATAATCCCGCTATGGATAAATTTATTATAAATGGCATAGAATACATTGCTCCCGGAGATACACATACTGCACAAGCTAATAATGAACCATTATTAACTTATATAATTGTCTACAGAGCAGAAATTCAAACCGGTGAGGATTACCATAAGTAATGAGGTACAGACAACAATCATTAAGGGGCCAATCCTTTTCGGTTGGCTCTAAATTATCGGGGGAATGGGATAAGCTAGCTGCTTTAACTTACGCTCAACAGACCCAAGCTAAAGTGTATGTTGGAGAGGGTATGCGTAGAGTAGCTGTACGTTATTTAACTAAACTGAAACAGAATCTGAGAAGTGGTGGTGGTAAATTTTCCTACAAGGCACTATCTCAGGGTTATCAGGAAAAGAAAACATCCTCTGGGTTATCAGGGCAGATGTTCAAATTATCGGGCACACTAATTGATTCAGTGAAAATATATGATACCAAGCGGGGTAACATTTCTGTGGGTATTGGTGATAAAGCAGCTAGAAGACCTAAGGTTGGTTCATTTGGAGCTCCAAAGAACCTAACAGTGGGCCAATATGCAAGAATACTTGAAAAAGGTAGGGAAGCATCGGGTAAAGGTGGGCCACAACCAGCTAGACCCATATTTAAAGATACATGGAAAGAGGTACAGGGAAAGAAATTAATAGCTAAGTATAGTTTAATGTACCTAAGAAAGTTTTACAGGAAGTATGGAATAAAAGTATAATAGTATGAGACCATTATCAAACGTAGAAGAACTAATAGAAAGAACCCTTTTCCATTCAGTTCAGAGAGAATTAGTATTAAGGGGTTATCTCCCGGATATAGAGGACACTGCTACATACCCAGACTCACAAGTGGGTATAGATGCCTGGAAAGCGGCTGTTACAAACATAGTACAAACGAGGGGTTTCTGTGTAGAAGTATTTGGGCACAGCAGTAATTTAAACAAAGGAGTCCAGAAATCACCAAGGATAGTATTTGTACCTGAGGAATTCGAACCTGGAGCAATAGGTGGAGACCAAACCTACTTCTATGAAAGAGAGGGCAACTCGTATACTGCCCAGGTAAGACCTCCACAATCAGTGGATTACTTCATGTCTGTACATGTGATTGGGGAAACAGCTGAACAGGTAAGGCTAATGAATGCCATAATAGGTCTAACATTACCAAGAAGAGGCTATCTACCTTTCTATGACGACCCTGAGAAGAAACCCAAGATGTTCATAGAAAACATGGCTTTTAGGAAATACACCGACAACTCAAAGGGTATTGTAGAGCACATAAGGTCCTTTAAGATCCCCGATCTATATGATATCGAAACATACATAGCAGAGGAAAATATAGCACCAATTACAGAGATAAGGATGCTACCCGTTCTAAACGATATAGAACAGGACGAAATAATAATAACAAACTAAATTTAGAATTATGCCTAATAATTATGGAGGTGTACCAGTAGTATACCAAACAGCTGTAGATATATTGACAGCAGAGGATGTTAAAGATACAGACTTCGGCCCAAGGATGATCATGGTTGACCCTGAATTAGACGATCATGACATAATAGGTATCATACTACCATCGGGTAAACCCGCTACACCATTTGTATGGGAATGTAGGAATGGTAACGTATTAGCAAAAGAGATCGTGTCAGCATCATCAACAGTGGACTTAACTAAAATTAGACTACACTTATAATGTTAAACATAAACGCTTTACATATTCACCCCGTCAGGTATCAACGGGGTGATACTCTCTGTTACTCTAAAGTAGACTTATTACAGTTTAATAAGTATATTGAAAGTGGAGTATGGATTGATGAAATAGGTAAGCACGATGGAACGCCTAATGAGGGTGGAGTATATGTGTTTAATGGTAATGCTCTTTATATAGGAATTGCTAACGCAGGGGAAACTGTTAGTTATTTAAAACTAGGCGTTAGTGGCGTTCAGACAACAGTAGTTGACGCTAGTGGTTATATTTTTGATGGTATAAGCATTACTATTTCTTGGTATTCCCATAATAGTAACGAATCTTATTGCGAGCAAACAAAGCTTTATGATGATGGTGTAGATACTAATGTATTGCTTACTAATACAACGGGTGTTACACATAGGTTATTAGGTGATGATACTGATTTCTTTGATACTAGTCAAGATGTTATATCTAAGGCTAATGAGGTTGGGTGGGGGACAATCACAGCTCAGGCAGGTTTAATAGTTCCTTTGGATAGTGTAACTAATCAGCCACGTGTTAAGTCCTAATGGTGTTGATAACCATATTGACGCTACTACTTTAATGAAGCCACTCATTGAGAATGACACAGACGGGACTATTGAGTTTAATATATCATACACAACAACAGCCTTACAGTATATTTTTTCTGTAACTCAATCATCTTCACGACTTTTCGGCGTAAGAATACAAGGTGGTAAAATTAAGGTGTTAAACAGTATTAGCGGAACAAATAATATCATAGAGACAGACAATACTTTTAACGATGGTTTATTCCATAAGGTTATTGTTGGAACAAATACAGGAGCTTATACTATATCTGTTGACGGTGTTAATCAACCTTTAACCGCTTCCTTAGGAACAAATACAAGCGTATGGTTTAATGATATTATAATAAATTATATTAGAATTTTTAATGTATATACTACATCTGAGGCATTATTCTTCGGGGGGCTAATCAGCTCATTAATTGTAGATGGCGTTAATATACCGTTTCAACTAGGCTCAGGTAACAAAGTTTACAACGTTAACGCTCTATACCCTGCTAATAAATACACTATAGAGGGTACAGTTAATGCCTCAAGTTGGGCGAATGCCGATGTTGAGAAAGATTATAACTTAGATGAGGGGTTTAGTGATTATAGTGATGTTGAGTTAGTGACTAATGGTGACTTTGATAGTAGTGATAATTGGACAACTTTAAGCCCATGGAGTATTAGCGGTGGAGAACTTTCTACTGATGCTAGTAGTTATAATAATACGTATCAAATTGGGGTATTTGAAATGGGGAAGCCTTATCGTATAATTATCAAATCAACAGGTGGTACGTGTAGGGTATATTTAGGGGGTTCTTCAACTACTGCCTATCTCTTTAATGCAGGCACTTCTGTGATAGAAGGTATTGCAGCGGCGACACAGTTGACATTCCGTAATTTAACAACTGCTGTGCAAATACAAAGTGTAGAAGTTTATAGTTTTGATAAACTACCTGCAAGCCAAGTAAACTCGGGACTAGACGTATTAGGTAACGCACTTACTAATCCTGCTGTATATGGTGGTGATAAACTAATAGGCAGAAATGGAGCATGTCTAATGCAACAGCAGAGTAATGATAAGGTTCTTAGAGATGCTGATACTGACAATGTATGGTTTGAAGCTGATGGTACACGTAAACAACTTACTATTCAAGAGATGTTATTTAATACAGGTAATTATGATTATAACCATATCATAGACCCTGATAAGAATGTTCAGAAGCATCTATTATATGGTGCTGCTCAAAGTTCTGAGAATCAAGAGAAGATAGTTAAGTGTCAAGCTAAGAATGTTGACAATCCTGCTCAATTTAATGATGGTAACATTGCTCAGTTTAATAATGGCGTTATTGCCCAATTTAATAATTAAAATATAAGTATTATGAAATTTGAAGATAAAGATAATATAGCAGTCGATACGTTATCCTTAACCGATACGCTAATCAAGGCTAACGGAGA